CCGACTCATTAGTCTCAGAGCTTTCTGCTTGAATCTCAAAAGAGTTGTATCTCTTTCTGTCCATAGTGCCGCCCGTATATTGACGTGTAGTTACATAAGAAGGAATACTATACGCAGAATCAGACTGTCCCGCTTTGGTAGCTAATAAATCATTATTATCTTCTCGGTCTTCTAGAATGTGTATACCTCCAAAAGAATTAACCGCATATAATTTATTCAACGAACCAGCCCCAGCACGAATTAAGTTTTCAATATCCCACCCCGCTGCCGCTACGGTGTCAACGGACTCCCATCCATTATTCAAAAAGTTATACACCAATATAGTATTGTTAACTGTGGAGCTGTCCAAAGGAACAGAGAGATAATATCTGTTGTCGTGATAGATAGCTACAGCATTATATGCGTAGTCTTTATTAATTCTTTTAATAATTGGATCAATAGACTCCGAAAGTGGAATAGATGCGCCACGCAAATTGTATAAATCCTCAAACCTAACTGCATACACGCCGTTGTCTGACAAGAAAAAGATTTGATTACCGACCTGAACAACCGACTTGCGCGCCAAACATCCAACCTCTCGCGTAATTTCTTGCACAACCGTTTCCTCTAATGCCCCAGTTACGCCACGAATCAAATGGATGGTGTTGCGATTAAATACAACTAAATTGTCTTCGGAAAACGGCTGGATTGCCACGACACGATCTGCACCACCAGACGCAATACGGTAGTTTCCGTAAATCTGATCGTAGGTGTTTTGATCCAGAATATCTGAAGCAATAATCTCGTCCAAGATATCACGCGACGTAATTGTAGGAGACCCAGCGGTTCCCGATGTCGTATAAAGAAATGGCATCCACAACCTACGCTGGTGGTAAATAGCCCACGGCGGTGCAGGCATATGGGAAAACCCGCCTCCTACAGACATTGGTTTGCTCAGAACCACCGATGCACCAGTGATGTCGTCCGCGTCAGCATAAAACTTAAACGTAGTAGCGTCAGCCTCAAACACCCGATACTCAGATAGCTCGTTGAGGTTAGTGTCGCCGCGAGAAATAATCTTAACTAAATCGTTCTCTACAATATCGTGGCCGGACTCTGTAACTGTAACCACTCCATCTGCAATTGCCGTGTTACCAGAAGTGCTATACACCGAAGGCTGAGTATAATCGCCGTTGTCCACTAACTCAAACGCCGGAGTCCCACTCGTGTCTCCATCCCACTGCAAAGCGGTTTCGCCATCTCTAAAAATAAAGATATAATTAAAGGCTTGAAGCATACTCACCTTTGACGAAATAGAAATGCCTAAGGGGTAGATAATTTCAGTGGTGTCTCCATCAGTAAGGTTTACAAGAAAAGTCTTTGAGTTTGCCGCAATCGCAATATACTCCTCGCTGTTGGATGATGGGTCGGAAAACAAGCACGAACCATATGCGGCGTTAACAACATCATCATCAAGGACGGGGGGAGTTCCAGCGTCATCAAGGGTGAATGGCAAAGTGAGGGCCAGCGCATCAGTAACAAGCGAAGACCCAAAGTGCTGGTGGCCCTTGCGTGTTTGCCATGCCCCGTTAATGTCCATGCGGCCATTTGAGGACATGGCTACCTCTGATGGACTAAGCTGATCAGGGCGAAGCCTTGCGTTTATTCGAGAAAACGAAAAGTCTCCCTCGTCAACGAGGGGATTATCAAGGGAGCCATAATTGCTATACCGAGGCATAATTTAGTATAGCCTATGTAGCAAGGGCTACTTTCGGTATTTGGCCGTCTTCTTAGAAATAGACTTAGGCTGCTTCACGAACTGCTTGCCCTTTTTCATGCCCTTGCGTTTGGCTCTGTTTGTTGCGGCTTTTTCTGCGGCGGTCAGGGACTTCCATGCAGCATCCGGCAAATACCGTTCTCCAGTCTTAAGGCTGGGCTTTCCCGAGTTGGTGCGCCACTTCTGCCGCGTCCAGTCCACAAGGCTCTTTTGCTGTGATTTCATCGAGAAGTCTTATATCCGCCGCCCTTGGCTTTGTATTGTTTAGCCAGCATTTGGGCCTTACGAGCCGACCACTGGCCTGGGCGTCCGCCCTTACCACCAGACTTAATCGACTGAAACAGTCGCTTCCGCATTGTTGGCTTTGTATATACGCCAGCAGAGTTTACAGTAGATTTTTTAGCAGGCATTTTGTTAACAGTTCCAAGCACGCCGACTCCAATAGTTGGCAGACAGCTTGTTGCTTTTGCCTTTAATGCCGCCAGATCGAGCACAATAACTTTTTTTGCGAGCTGGCTGGCTCTTCTTAATGGTCATATTGGCATCGCCAAAACGCACCACTTTCTCTTTTCCGCCCTGACAGGCTTTGACGACAAACTTCTTACCGCCCTTAACCTCCCGTTTAGGGCTATTACAGGGCAAATCTCTAGGGTTCTTAGGCATTGGTATAGGTATCGCCTTAAAATGGCTTTATTTGGCCTTATTGGCGTTCTTCTCCTTGTTAAGCTTATCAAGGTTTTGAGACTGCTTCATAATCCAACGAACAGAAAAGATACTAACCGTAATTGATCCAAGCAACGCAGCCACTTGCAAAAGGTCAGCGGCCAGTTGAAGGACCGCAAGGGTTGACGTCCAACTAAGAGCGTTTAGCAAACCAATCCTGATAGTATCAAATATCTGAATCACTTGGCGGTCCTTTGCAACGGACGTGATCCAAACCACCACATTACTGCTGTTGATGTAGCAAATACAAAGTCACCTAGAATCACAGCAACTGCGGCCTCCCCTACAAATCCTGCGGCAATAAACAGAATCAGGGAAATAACCATAGCCCATGTTAGACCTGGGCGCGTAAACGTCCTAAAAGCATCCACCATTACACGCGTAGAAATCACCCACAAAGGGGTGTTTTCCGGTATAGCCACGGAGCCATTATCGCTTTTCAGACTAGAGTCAAAACTCTTAAACTCTGCCTCAGTAACTTTGAGGCGAGAAATGGATTCCATTTTTTTAATCTCAAGCTCAGTTTCCCAAGCCTTAGACTTTGCATCTACTACCCTTTGAACGATTGAGAGAAGGCCGCCTAAAATAGACCCACCCGCCGCACTAGAAAGAAACGTAAACATGAGTTATTTTAACACATGTTTACAGTCACTTACTTACATTTTTTTCTAGGCATTGCTCGCTTTTTACCCTTGGCCTTCGCGGCCTTGGACGGGCGACCAACTTTGTTTCCGTATGTTCCTTTTCCGTATGGCATTTTATTCTTCGGTTTCAGGTTCTGGATCTTTAAGTGCCTCCAGAACATCCTTTGCGTGCTGTTGCAAGGCTGCGTGCTGGTCCGCGCTAAGGGAGGCAACGCGTGTGGCAATGTATAGTTGATTAAGCTTTTCTTGAATAGTCATACAAACAATTTATAAAACCACTTAATGGTGGTTGTCAATTAGTTATTTTCCAACGCCTCAAGGCGGGCCGTCAATTCCTGTATTGCACCGACGAGCAGCGGAACCAATTTGGATTGATCGATGCCTTGGTATTCTGGCACCGACCTAGTGCCCATGACGGCAGGAGTGACTTCGTTTCCGTCGTCATCTAGGACGGCTGCAGTGACTTCATACTCCTCCTCACGCACTGCGTCCTTCTCGCCGGAGATGGCTTCTGGGACGACCTCTTGAACTTCGTGAGCGATAAATCCATCCACGATCCTCTTGCCATCAGAGATGAAGTTGAAGCGGCTGGGCTTGAGCTTGGAGATGCGCTGCAAGGCATCCGACATCGGCACCACGTTTTCCTTCAAGCGATAGTCCGAGCTGGTGTTGTAGGCCGTGGTCAGGCCCGTTGTCTGAATCGCGCCAGCAGCACCGTCACTACTGTAAAAGACAATCTGGTTAGCCTGCGTGTTGATGTTCCTTGAGCAACGGAATGAGGCCGAACCCACCGAGTAGCCCACGGAGTTCTCGGTGCCGTTCAGCGTAGTGCCGTTGATGAAGACGTCGCCGCCGGAGGTGATTCGCATACGCTCCGCACCAGACGTGCTGTATTTGTGCGTCAAAGCATTCCAATTTGCATCGAGCCACGCACTACCAGTCCGATTATACGATTGCGCCCAAGACCCAGTCGTTGTGTCGGTGTAAAATTCCCATCCTGCGCCGGTCGTAGGAAATCCATTTCCTTGGATAGCCGCGCCTCCCCCGCTTACGACGAGCCTTGCGGTCG